CAAAAACTGCTTGCCCAGCGAAGTAAACAATCAATTCACGATTGTCAGTTGATGTAGGGGTGTACATCCCTGAGTAGTATGCTACTATTTTATCACCATCATTGGCAAGAGTATTAGCTATAATTGTATCTGAATACAAATCTGCTTCAGCAGTTGTAACAGTGCCAACATCATTATAATGATCAGATATCACACCCCCAATTGCTGCAAATGCTAAGCCTGTACCTACTTGACTTTTCCAAGATTTAGCAGCTCCATTATAAAATGATCTATCAAAAATACCTAATGCTTTTGTAGTATCGGAAGTTTTGAAAAAATTTCCATTTCCCCAGTCTAAGAAAAGATCAGTAGCATTATACATTCGATAATTAAACCAGTCAATTACTATTGTCGTATTTTTTAAATAATAATTTTCCCAATCAACTGCTATCTTAGACCCAGAATCAACAAGCTGTCTATTCCCCCAATTAACAACTATAGTAGCCCCGTCAGAATCTAAAAGTTGTGCATTATTCCAATCTACTCTAGCCTTATTGTTATTGTCAATTAAAAATCTACCAGCAGATGTCCAAGTCAGTGCTGTTGTACCAAATTGATCTTTTAATTTACGATTTGCGATATCTATATAAGCAGTATCAAAATCAATTTGACTGCCCGTTAAAGTCAACCCTGTCCCTACAGTATAAGAAGATAAAGACCATTCAGAAAACACAATATTATCAGTACCTATAGTAATAGTTTCATTATCATTCCTGAAAACCTTATCAGCATTAACTGTACCTTGTTTTATGCGGACAACAGCAAAAATTAATTCACTACCGATACTCGCATCGTCAGACCTTACCCAACTCCCAGACTTCATAAGGTAAATACCGTTTTGCGTAGCTGTAGTTTGATCTTTAACAAGCACACGCATATCAGCGATGCCTGAAACGCCATCTATTGTCTGAAGTCCTGAAAGTGTAATATTGGCAGTAGTAGCAATGTCTACGGCTTCTTTCCAGTCTAAGCCCTCTACGAGTTGGTCCACATAACCTTTTGTAGCTGCATCATTCGCAAGTAAAGGAGCTGCATTTAGCGACAACCTATCACCTGACCAATCTGCTATAATATTCTGAGCAACATTTACCAGAGTCCTAGACTGATAATTTATTGCTAATAATTGTGCAGCATCCCGGATTGATCTGTTTTGCCAATCAATACTTATTTTATCAGCAGTATCAACCAATTGCTGACTTTCCCACAGCAAAACCAGTGCTCCGCCAGAAGCAACAAGACTTCTATTTCTAAAATCTAAAGAAGAGTTAGAGCTTGCATCAGTCATATAACCAGCAAAGCTCGAAGCTTTAATTATCCCAACATTATTTAAATTATGAGTTCCGAAATCAAGATTACCAGTCATCACACGACTACCATCTAACTTAACATACCCATCCAGCCCATGAGCCGATAGGTCAGCAACGTGAGCGGTCAATGAATCCGCAGCCGCAGTGTTGTTAAGTATATCTACCAAACCAATGACAGAGGACAAAGGGATATTATCATTCACATGAAAATAACTATCCAGCCAATCGCTGAACTGTGCCTGTGTTGGTTTCTTTCCTGTCTTGAACCAACCCTTTAATGTATTTCTTGCTTGTATTGCCATAGCTTAATAATTGCTTAATCCGGTTATATCAATAAAAATTTCTGTGGTTGCGGAGGCATAAAATTCAGCTGGTAATCCAAGTACAATATTCCCATTGCTATCTACAGAACTGCCTGATTCAACAAACGCTAAGGACGTAGTGTTAAACATTAAAACTCCCGTCAACTTAGTTCCCGGCTTCATTTTAAAATTATTGTCTAATACCAGTAATATAGAAACTCCATTTACATAGCTTATCCCAGTTATTGAAAATCGACCAGTAACTCTTACCTGTCCTCCAGCTTTTACTCCGTTATTAAAGAAGAATGATGATAGGGTAATAGGCGGCGAGCCTACTATTATTCTGTTATTTATTGCGTCATCCATAGACGCGGGAGCAAGCCTGTTAAACAAATCATTCACTGCCTTTGCTGACGGCGTTTTATCAGTACCACCGACGTTATAATCATCTGTAATCGTTCCGGTAAAACCATTCAATCTTATCAATGATTTTGCAGGAACAAAACTACTCCACGGCGTAGCGCCAGTCAGCGTAAATGTTGCGTACCTATCATAATACACAGGCTTATTACTGCCATCTTGGAATGATTTATTACTGATCGTTTCAATAATGCCAACATTGGCGCTGATTGTAGCTCCTTTAAATGGTAATAGTTCGCCATTTATTACTACATATCCATCGCTTACACTACTCCCGGAAACCACGCAGCCACTAAGTATACAAGGCGTAGCGCCACAAATAGCGGCAGCCATAGACTGCAAAGTCGTATGAACTTTTTGTAAAAAATCCAGCGTATCAGTTTCAAATGGAAACCCGCCCGTCTGGTTAAATTCTGCTCTATTCATAACTTACGCTATATCGTTTACTTGCTAGCCTATAATAATTTATAATTGAATTGATCGCATACGAGTTTATAAGCGGTTTCAATTCCAAAGGAACCACCACAATAAAATCTATTCCAGAGTCTGCGAAATCAGAAACCGGATGTATGTACTGAGTTCCTAAATATTTTGGCTTTAACTCACCTGGAGTAAATATGTAAAAGCGAGTAAATTTATTCCCGTCTTTTATATATATTCTCCTATGTACATCATCAAAGCTATCATTCAGCGCAGCCTCCAGGTAACAAACTTGACCATTGTGAGTAAGCTTATAATAATCTCTCAGTCGCTTGTCTTTGAAATCGCTATACAATACTTTTATTGGAGCTATCAAACTATTTACATACCCCATGATATATGGATACTGCAAATCGTAAGGGATTAGCCATGTTAAAAGCATTATGTAATTAATATTATACATTCGGCAAATAGGTGATGTTATCAAAATTTACAATTTGAAAATAACCTGACTCTGGTGTCTTCTTTACATCAATGTTTACAGGGGTTCCATACATTGAAGTGTCAGGATCAATAAAACTACTTTGCGCATTATCAACATGAGGTATTACCACTCCCGGCACTTGTTGTAGTTTATCTACAAGACTCTCCACTACAAACTCGCCGTTAAATGGTAACGTCCTTACAAATTCATTCAGCGCATCCTCTATAGGTTTCCCTCCATCCAGTATATTCGCTCCGGTACTATCCAGTATAAGCGGATCGAAATAAATTCGAATGTATAAATACAATTGGTCCGGTAGATAATTAATGATCGTTGTATATACTCCTGCATCCTTTATGCGAGCTATATAAGCAGTGAATGAATCTATCTGAGGAGTGGTAAGAGGTTGTAATACACCGCTCGCTTCTGTTGCTACTTTTATGATCAATCGACTCTCCGCTGTAGCCTCGTTGATCGCAGCATATTTTATTATTTTGCTAGTTGCTATATCATCCTCTGAAATCCCGGTATTATCATAGTAATCCGATTCGCTTACTAGGGCATAGCCGTATTGAAAACTCAACGATTTCGCCTGATACCATCTTGGAGTGTGAGGCTTCAGTATACTAATTATTGCGTCTACATCTGCTTTATGATTATCAAATAAAGTCTCCAATGTAAATACACAATAAGCCACAGCATAAGCAAATAGACCCCACAGTGATACACTTGACGTACTCGTAAGTTCCGTTTTAAGATTATCATCAGTCGTTACCGCATCGGATATTGTTTGCTTTATCTGATCTATTGTTCTTGCCATATTATGATACTATAAAATCGTTTCTGATAGCCCAATAGTCTATCCCTTCTTTTATTACTGGATCATTTGCCCCATTTCTAAAGTACCCGGAGGCGGGCTTATTACTTTGGTTTGAAAATATTTTCACTATCTCCTTTTTTGTCTGATCATAATCAGGTACTGTTATTTGAGAACCTACTACCAGCAAATCAGTAATTGACATATTATTTAAAGCCGCGATCTCAAATATCCTCCCAGGATCGCCAAGCTCTTGTATTGCTATATCTATGATGGTTTGCCCATCTTGTACGGTCACTGATATCATTTATATTGCGGGTCCATTAATAGATTACCATCTTTATCAAATCCCATTTGTTTTATTTCCATGCCATCATCAGTAAACCTGTTACGAATCTCTCGCAGCATTCCGGCCTCGTCTTCAGTCTCCAGAAAACTACTAAGCCCTACAGTTGCTGTAGGAAATTCTTTTATTGACCCTTTAGGAAGTATTAACAAAAGGCGTTGGTTTTGAGCATCACTTGTCCCCACCACAAAGTCTCCGTTTTCAATTTTCAAATCTCCAGTATCGCTCAATAGAAAGTCTTTCATCAGTGTTTCACTTTAGTATCTTCCATATTTTCAATGGTAATAGATTGGGCTGCCATTGCTGTATTAAATGCAGCGGCTCCGGTTCCACCGTTGGCCAATTCGGCAACTCCTACAGCGTTCAACCCTGCGGCTATTGCCGCTTTCATTGCTTCACAATAGACTTTCAATGAATTAAAATTATTATTAAGCTCTGCGATCTTTGCCATTCCCCCCAGGCTACCGCCATTAAAAACTATTCCATTGCTATCTATCTCCTGAGTAGTATTGCCTATTTTAAGTTTCCATTTATCGGCTTCACCTACGGCCAATATCATCCAGTCCTCATCCTCTTCTATCCTTATGGCCAGAGCCCAGGTGTTTACTTTCGGGATTACCGTGAAAAACTCATTATCATCCAATACGGGCCTTAGCCTTACGTCTATCAATTCAGTATTACTATCCTCATCAAAAAGCACACAGGTAAACGCCCCTTCATCTACACTCTTTACTGTGCCAAGCACAGAACCCAACGGCCCTACCTTGCTTGCAAACTCTCTTAATGCGTCTCTGATCTCCTGTTCTCTTGTCATAAACTATTACCGATCATTATTTTTTGTCGGCCTCCGCTTGTTCCAAATTCACCTTTTATACCTGTCACAAAATATTTTCCGGTCCGCTCTGGATAGTTAGTATCTTCAATACTTACTGATTGCCCAGGTTGTACAAAAGGTTTTAAAAACGCGGTGATACTTCCCTCATATCCCTTGTTTACTAAATTATTTTTTACCTGTTCAGCTATCCTTTGGCGGATCACCGGATCATCAATTACAGATTTTACCACTTTCACCTGTCCATCTTTCTTGCCTACAATTGCATTACTTTTTTTACCGTTCTTCCCTCGCTTCTGTACATTGATCCTTACCTCGGCAAACTCTTTTTTATTGTTAAACTTCAGCTCTCCGTCTTTTACAGTATTCCAGCCCAATCGAAACTTTGTTTCTATCGTTGGCGACACTTCCAGGAGGCCGACATAGAGTACATCAAAATCAAAACATACAGTCAGTAAACATTTTTCTTTAAACCATTCCAGTACCTGGGTACCGGTCACATTCTGAAATGTGGCTTTCGCCAACGGTACATCTGGAATAGCATCGCTTAGTTTTATATCTGTTCCCGCGATTAAGTCTATTAATATTTTCTTTACTGTGGTATTGGTATAACTCTTGTTGAATCCTATCTTTTTACGAAGCTGGTACGCATATCCTTCACATTCCAGCTCCATAGGTATCGTAAAATTTCGACGGCTCACGAAGCCCTTAAACTGCAAATCATTGGCTCCTCCATACCCGGCGTTTATTTCTACCTTCATCCCCTCCTCAAACTGGAGTCCGGTTTGCACCCGCTGGTATTGATCTCCTTCTTTCTTCAGCATGGCTATTGCTGGCAGTTTTATTTTTGCAGTGTCGGTAAAATTGCTACGGCTCCGTTCCCAGTGGAAGGAGTGAGGCTTTATATTTTTAAAGCTTCCAATCGTTATATTACTTGTCATTACAAACATTACAACTCCAGGGTAAACACGCTATCACTCTCCAGGCTCATCGTAAAAGGCCTGTAATTTTTCTTTCCACCTTCCACTGTTGGAAAATCTATGTGCTCAATCACCACACGATGGTCATCCCCTATAAACACGTTAGTCAATGCATTGTCCAGCTTTATCGCTTCGTTAAGTTCATATAGTTTTTTCAAAACCATAATCTCATCCTCTGGCCACATTGGGTATATTCCGCTTTTGTCATAGCCAACAATGAACCCTTTAATATTTATTTTATAGTCATCAATATTATACTGCTCTCTTACACTACCTCGTCTTTCTGCGAGTGGCGTCTTTATTATCGTTTTGCTCGATGAGATACTGATTGAGGCATAAGGGATCAGAAGCTCAGAAACTCCAAATACTTTTGTATCTAATTCAAAGAACTTTATAGGCAACCATATTTCTTGCCCTTTGTATTCCGCTGTTAGCGCAGAGCCTCTATCGCTAAGCGCTCCGGGATTACTACCAGTAATTAAAAACGGCAAATCTGCCGCCCTGGGTTGCGCTGCTGGTATTACTGGCTTTGTACCAAACTGTCGGTAATACAATTGTTGTAGTTCTATTGCTATCGTAGACATTAGTCCTGAAGCTGAGCGCCACTGTTAAGTACTCTTAAAAACATTTCCTCAAACTTCTTTTCAATCTCATCAACCGCCTGCGGCAAATTGTCAGATTTAATGTTGATCGTCTCCGCAAATTTTACTCCGTTGATATTGATCACTCGCGGCCCTGCGCTGGTGACGCCTTTTGCGGCACTATCATCACTACCGCCCTTGTATCCTTTGAGCGCATTAAATGCATCACTTGGCGCGGCTGTCGAAGGCGTTCCACTATCCTTATTTGTTGTCCCTACAGAGGCCGCTTTATTCAATCCCTCTTTAGCGCCATTGGTATAGGCATCAGCAACCCCTTTGGTAAGACCTCCCTCAGCAACATATTTTGAACCACCATAGGCTCCAAGGGTTGCCATGTTCGCGCCGATCTCTGCTACTGCGATCCCAGCCTTGGCATAGTCGCCGTCTTTAATGGCCTGTATGGCGTCAAAGATGGGTTGGAATATCGCTTTAAACATTCCGCCTATATTTTCAAAGACTTGCTTAAACGCTCCCCAAAGGCCATAGATCACCATCCTGAATCCTTCAAAAGTATTCCAGGCGTAGAGTACTCCTGCCACTAATGCCGCTATCCCGGCTATTACAAGCCCAATAGGGTTCATTGATAACGCTATATTCCATAGCCATTGCGCCGCTGCCAAGGCATTGGTATACAATGCCAGGAGGCTATAAGCCGCAGCCGCAGCCGTTATCATTGTTACGAGTAACCCTATCCAATTCCAGTTTTCTTGTATCCAGGTAGCCGCCGCAGAAAGCCAGTTTACCAACGGTACAAGATAGTTTGATATTAAGTTGCCAAGCGCTGGAGCCAACATACCGCCTACCTTTACGGATAGGCCTTCCAGTTGTCCCTCAAAAGCTTTCATCTTGCCAAAGTCAGTTTTGGCTATTTCTTCAGTCATATTGTGGAACTTGCCGCCTGCTCCGGTAGCGGTCTTAAAGGCCGCCTCCACCATTTCAAAACTGACGGCGCCATCACTGACGGCTTTACGTAAGTCTCCTATTGAGGCTCCTGTTTTTTCTGCCATTACCTGGAGCGGGTTAAATCCCGCATTCACAAACTGGAGCAAGTCCTGGCCTGTGAGTTTTCCGGCGGCTTTCACCTGACTAAAGGCCAGAGTAAGAGAGCTCATTTTATTGGCATCACCCATGGCTATGTCGCCTATCATTTTCATAGACGGCATTACATCCTTAGCGTCAATGCCAAATCCCATCATGGTTTGAGCGTTTTGGAAAACCTCATTTCCATAAATGGAATCTTGGGCGTACTTGGTAAGATTGTTATTTAGTTTACCGCCCGCTTCTTTGCCAGCCATCACCTCAAACGATTTACTTCTGGCTTGCGCCTCCAGTCCATTGCTCAGGGCAGAGCCTCCAAGGGCCATGATACCAGCCACTCCCAAAGCAGGCAAGAACTGACGGGCCATGCCAGCCAATCCGCCGCCGCCTGGTCTGTTGGTATTACCGGAGTGACCATTGGCCATCCGCTGGAGCTTCTCCAGCTCTTGCCGGGCCGCTCGTATTTGAGAGGGGATTCTACTGGTGGAAATAGCTTGCTCTACTCGTTGGATGTTACGCTCTATTTCGCTGAAACTGGAGGAGAGTAGTTTGTTTCTGCCAGTTACTTTATTTACCTGATTCTGTACTTTTGTAAACGACGACTGAGCAGTGGCGGCTAGTTTCACTAGCCCACTGCTCATAAAGTCTTTCATCCGTACAAAAAAATCAAGATTCATTTTATTAGATTTTATTGGATTTTGCTTCCATGATTCTAATCTTATAAATATGGGCCACTTTGCGGGCCAGGGCGTCATCTGAGAGGAGCGAGGCGTCACGCCCGGTATAATACTCGACTAGCGTTTCATAGAAATCTATTCCAGTATTTTGATAATTTTTTACCGCCTCGCTTATCTTTTTACGAGCCCCGCTTTTTTACCTTCAAGTATCGCGTTGAATTTCATCGCCGCAGGAATGAAGTACTCGTCTTTGTCAAGTATTTCTGTATCTCCAGCAATGAAACACTGTCTCATACACTCCTCCAGGAAGGCGTATAATCCTTGGTCTGCGATCTTAGTAGTTGCAAAAGAAAGGATGCCCCGATTAATGGATTTCATTACACAGTATTTTTCTATCGCCTCCTCTTTATCATCGAGGATATAGAGATACCAAAGGCCCTGATACTCCATACTCCATTGCTTCAGTGTTTTTTCACCATGTAATTCTATGGCTTTAGCGTTGCAGAGCTCGTGGTATTTTTTTTCGAGCTCTTTCCTTTCACGCTCCTGAAGTTCTTTCATAGAGTCGTATTTCTTTGGATTATCTTTAATCATATACTAAGCGATTAATTGGTTATTATCTTTTGGTATGCACTATTTTCATTGCAATCCAGTTCAGAGTCACCTCTGTCATTTTTGCATTCTGCTCCATAGCCTCATCCATTTCCATAAAGGCCACGCCCATTGCAGAAATGGTACGAATAGGATCAGTCTCATTTTTCTTGTATTGCGTTACAATACTTATAAGAGTGTGAGGTACTTCTGTGATGTCCTCATATCCCGCAGCCTGCGCCGCGTCATTCATGAGGTCGAGTTCATATTTTAAAAGTTTTAGGTTTCCCTCATACTTTTTATTCCCTGTGGTGATGTCTACAGGATCGGGGCCACTTGCATAAAGCGGTTCTTTCTCCACAGATTTTTTATTGGAAAATCCACGAAGGCCTGTAAGCTTACGGCCTAATACCTGTACACTTACTGCGCTCCAAGCACACTCACTGGTGGTTATTGCTGTTTCTGCCATAGCTGATATTTATTAAACTGATAAGGTTGTTAAGCCTATCGTTACGTTGATGAATGTTTTATATCCTTTTGGTTTTATACTGATCTGTATTGCCAGTACTCCATTAGTAATTACGTCTTGTGCAGGGTTGATGTATACAGACACTCCAGATATCTGGCTACCCATGTTGATGGCGATTTGCTGAAGTATTTCTGTTTCCAATGCAGACAGTGCAAGGCTGTCGATTCGGCCCTGTGTGTCTATGTCTACCTCTCCCTCCAGGTCTTCGGTATATGTGGCGGCGGCTATCACTGCGGCTTTGTCTACTATACGGCCATAGGCCAGCAGTCTATAATCGTCAGTACTTGCCATCTTGTCGATACCGAAATAGTACCCGGCTTTTTGAGGATGTTTCATAAATACGATGAATCCATCGCCTGCCAAGCTGTCCAGGTTGAGCACGTCTTTTATTTGTTGCTCTCCTATATATCTTAGCCCTGGAACTGACAGAGGGCCGTTGGCCACTTTGCCTATTTTTATTTCAGCTCCATATTTTACAGCACGTCCCAACGCTTCTCCTACAGAGGCCGAGCCATCCGCAAGCGTTCCGCCAAGCACTACGCCAGCGTATCCGTTGGAAAATGTTTTAGGTTGAAGAGTGTTCGTTACTTCAAATTGTCCGCCAGCAAAGTCTGTGATAGTACCAGTGACAGCGCCAGTATTATGCTGTGTGAGTGCATAGCTATTGGCATTTGAGCCACGGCCTGCGGGCACTGTAACAAGTACATTCGCTCCAGAGCCGGAGGGTACATAATGGTGAGTGCTGGTAAGTGCAGCAATTGCCGCTCTTAAGCCTGTCGCTACAAGCGTAGGAGTGTCAGAGGTCTGTACGGTATAAGAGCCCAGCACAATGTCGGAAACTCCGTCATTTACACTGAGCGAAGCCACAGCGCCTGCCGACCCCGCTACTGTCACCAGATAGTTAGCGGTAGCTGCTACCTCAAAGTTAGCGACACGCCCCTCTATCAGTATCCTGATTGGGGAGAGCTCTGCCAGTCTGGCCTCTGCAAATGCTTTTGAGATCGTTAATGCGGCTTCTACATCTGCGTCAATGAAGTCAGACCCGGCGCCACTATAGGCGTCGTCAGGTTTTCGGAAAATGGCGAGCAAGCGTATTGCTCCCTCCGCATTTCTCAGGAGTTTTTTTGCTCCTTCAGCTTCAGTATCATCCACCATTTGCGCCAGTGTCATCGTATCTGGCACGAGCATAATATGGAGCTCCTGATTACCCGCTACCTCCTGGTAGAACTCTTTGAGGTGACGATAGGCCACTGGCTCATCGTCTTCAGTAAATCCCTGCGCTACGGCATCGTCCAGGTTGAGGACTGTTTTAGGTACGCCAATGAGAGCAGGAGTATATCCAGTGCCCACAAGGCCGCTTATACCATCCAGAGCAGTGATACTCTGGAGTAGGTTTCCGTTTGAAAAAAGGATCGTTATTTTTGGTAAGTTTCCCATGATTATTTATTGCTGTTTTTAGCGGTGTCTTTTTTTGCTTTTGCAGTTTCGTCCTCTGGCGCATTTTCCACTACTCCAGATTTCAGATTATTCTCTGCGGCTAAAGCCTCTTCGTTGGCTTTGGCTTTTTCCTCTTCTTCTTTTTTCAGAAGTTCCTCTAACTCTTTTTCTTCAGCGTCAGCCTTGGCTTTCGCCTCCTCATCTGCTTTCAGTTTTAAGCCTTTCATTACATCATCCTCAGTAACGCCTCTGATCGGTTCATTAGGCTTACTATCTTCTCCGGTATAGTCATCCTTTTTATAGGTCTTTATCGTCCGGTCTTTCAGCTCCCAGGCGTGAGCTTCAGCGTGATGTTTTTGTATAAACAACAGTCCATTGCTGGTAGCATGCACCTCAGTACATTTTGAGTGAGTAGCGAAGAAATGGTTTAATTTTTTTTCCATAATATGATTACCAATAGGTCACCTGTTCCCAGGGCGCCGGATGGGCTTGTTTATTAAATGGTTTATTGATTCCGTAAAATTCTGGGCATACATCAAAGTGAATGAAGGTCATACCGACACTCAAATACTGCTCAGACCCTATTCTTATTTTGATACCCATCTGAGCGGCAGTATTTTTTAATATTATCACCCATGCCCTGGTCTGTGCTGGTGAGGTAGTATTGATGTCTACTGCCATCTTAGCCACATGTGGCGAGTGCTCTGCGGCCTGATAGCCTGCGGCCCTCAATTGTGCCTGTTTCTCTTCTGTTCGGTTAAATGAATTAATAGTAAGCGGCAGGTCAATCGCTTCTCTAAATGCATCCATCACCCTTACCAGCAATTCATTTACTATGAGTTGCCCATAGTCTCGTAAGTCCTGGGCAAGCTTTGGGTCTTTGAGACTAAAATGACGGCCTATTGCGTCAGAGCCTACAGGTAACCCGTATAGATTCTGCCACTCCTCCAGGGAGCATTGAGAGCCATCTTTTAAAATCACAAAAATATTTTTCATAGTATTCTATTTTTTTTATACCACTTGTAAAGTCGGTAAGCCAGATAGAGTAATAGTATTAGCAGGAGAAAGAAGAGCAAGGCCCACAATTTAAATGAGGTTCCGACTCCCGTACTTTTTTTTTGACATCTTCAGTCACTCCGGTACTATCATTATCAATTACAATAGATTCGTGTATGAGCTGCTTATCATCTGTTTTAAGAGTATTCCTATTGACGACATCCACAGGCTTGGCTATAGCGTTTATCTTAAGCTTATATCCGCCCTCAGTTTTTATAAGAGTACCTTTTATAGATATGCCCGAGCTTTCCACACTATCAGTCATTGAGGTATTATCAAAGCTGAGCGAGGCTTTTAAAGTATCGCCATAGTGCTGAGTGGTTTCGTTCACCTGTTCAGTTACCAAATGATTAGAATCATTTTTCACGGTGAGCTGTTCTTTTTTTACATCAGTAAAAGATTGATGTTTGTTTACGCTCCTATTGCAGCTACATATAGCGATACAAAGGGCTAGCGAGAGTAGTATTAAAATATTTTTCATAATGTTCCGGTTATTTTTGATTTAATTTTTTCTATCCAAAAGTTTTTATCTTTTCCCTGTATCACCGCCACATTTTCAAGTATGGAAATAATGTTTTCCGCTACTACCTGAATCATAAGGAAAGTATGCATCCACTCAAATAAGTAAGCCGCTACTGTATTGCCATGGGCATGGGCAGAGTCATATAGAATATAAGGGACCGAGATAAGTATCAGGTAGCACGCTATCTTTACCCCAAATCGGCTCAGTCTTTTGCTACTAAACTCTTCCTTTTTTACATGGCTGGCATAGATACCAGAGCCGAGCTCTGCAAACATCACCAGTACCAGAGCTCCCACAGCCAGAGCCGATAGGCCAAAAATCTTATCGACCCAGCCAAGGCCTGCCGATAATATAAGTACCATCGCCATTAAGTTGTATTTAACAGTCGGTACGAGGCTGTGTGCAAACTCGGTGATTGAGAGATACTCAAAGCCGTCTAAAATATTGGTAATAATTTTTTTCATCTTACTTAAAATTCGCCCCCGACCTTACAGGGCCGGGAGCAGGGTTTACAGGATCAGGGGTTGTTTTTTATATTTTAGGATGCCGCAGATTGTACGATCGGAATAATTCCCACATCGTCAGTTCTGCGTCTTCTCGCGCCTGATCTCATCAAGGCGCTATAGATATCACCATAGAATTCAGCACGATTTGGGTTCTCAAACATTTTCTTATCTCCAATCGCCCTGGTTACGGCGTCTTTCTGCCAGCAGAAACTCACCACGTTATCAGTGGCGGCCACAGAAGCGCCAAGCGCATTGATCGCATTGGTAGAGGTAGCTGCCATAGCTGTATCACTACGTTGGAATATTTTGAAGCCGTAAAGTGTTCCTACTGTACCACTGGCCTGATCATAAGAGGAAGAGAAATCTCTGTATGTCGTCACATTCATTTCAGAACTCATCTGGTCCAACATGTTCGCCTCAATCAAAGCGTATCGGTCAGTAGTTGGTATCTTTTGCAAATCCATGGCCAGCTTAGCCTTTCTCAAATCAGCCAACGCCATACCATGCCTATTGCCTGTTTGTCCAGTGGTAGCTGAAGCAGTAGCCGCTCCGGTGGTTGGGATGAACAATCCTGACCCAAGACCTGTTAACCATTTGATGATTATATCATCGGCTACAGTATCTACCAACTGCCCGGCATGGTCTCCAAATACAGAGGTAATTTTGTCGTAAGACAACTCCACTTTATCAGCATCTGGGATCAGGGTAGGATCAGTAGTATACTCATCCAGGGTATAGGTGATGTCGGTATCCGTTCTTTTTACCGCAGTGGCAGGGAGTGAGCTTCTATTTTTTACAATAGTAGGTTTTGCTCCTGGTTGAGGGATGTGTACGATTCTACCGCCTACTACGTATTGATCGTCATTGAATGCATTTATCAGAAAGGCGTTGTCCTTCCAAAGTCTGGTCATAATGTAGTTGACCCATATCTCTACTTGTATTGCCATAGCTGGTTGTATTTAATTTTTTAAATTGGTTGTCTGGTTGTTGGTTGCTGAGTGTTTGAAAACTATACTGTTGGCTCTTTATCAAATTTTGCTTTATATAGCTCTTTGTATACATCAGGAGCCTTCAATTTCACCTCTTCGAGTTTGCCCATTTGGTGAAGCTCATCAAATGTTTTTCCGACAAGGTCTTTATCTAATTCGCCGTTACCTTGCTTCAGCTTGTCTACTATGCTTTGATGCACAGGGATAGAGGCGAGCAAGTCCTTCAATCCTTCAGGATCGTTTTCAAATTTCACAGCAAGCTTGTCGCTGGTTTCTTTGGTGATTTTCTTATCTACCGTCAGCGCAGTATGCAACATGGCTGTTACCACGTCCTTATTGGCTTTGGCGGTTTGGTCTTTCAAATCCTGCTCCAGCTTATCGGCCTTAGCCGCCTTTGCTACAAGGTCATTGAAAGACTTTGCGATTTCCAAATCAGTAGACTTATCGCTCAGGTTCATAGCCGCCAGCATGGCAGGCGTGAAAGTTTTGTTTTCCATTTTTGAAATTTTAGGTTTTGTAAAGTCGGCGAGATTGATTTCGTTGTCATGTTCATCGTAAAGCACGAGCGCATTGTAGTTGCCAGGGATGTCCACCAGTGAGCACTCTCTGTTATACCATTGAGTGACTGTTGGGCCTGATTGATTAGGAAGTTTAAGCGCTGGATCGTCAGTATATTTAAGCACTACCAACTGACCAACAGAAGCGGCATTTAGAAACCCGTTTTCGATTTCGTCAATTGTTTGCTGTGCTTTAGGATTTGCCATGTTTATTACTGGCTTGCCTTTTAACTGGTCTCCGTCAATGCGTAGGTCTTCCCATCTTACAAGTACTCCGGCGTCTCGGTTGTGCATCAAATAACCGATAGGGTTTTTCTGAAACTGGTCTAACTGATAACCATCGGTCATAAGTCTAAACCCGTAGCAGTTCACTGAACTATCGCTCAGTACAAACTCCTTATCAATTTTTTTGAACTTGTTGTCCATTTACTCGACGTTTCGTTTTTGTATCGTTGAGCACAAATATTGCAATGTCTGAAGGCCTTTTGCAAACTGGCATTCAGAGTCTATACTGTTTTTGTATAGTCTCTATACAGTAAGTGTATAGTGATAGAAATGCGATTTTTAAACGCCTCTTTAAGGTGTAATCTTTACCACATGGAAGGCAAAAAACTCACCAACGACGAAAAAAAATACTTAGCAAAAATTCTTTATACCAGGGAGAAAGAAGAGGGGAAAATTATTGCAAAACGGATTGGCGTTTCAGAAAAGACTATGAGTAAATGGGTGACCGATGGTAATTGGAAATCACTCAGAAACCGCTTATTGATTTCAAAAGAGGAACAGATAAACCTCTTATATGGTCAATTGGAAAAGCTCAATACTCTCATAAGTGAATCAGCGGAAGGATACGCCGATACTAAGCAAGCAGACATTATGATAAAGCTTACCGCCGCTATCCGAAACATGGAAACTGATTTAGCTATTGCCGACTTGGTAGAATCTGGTATCAGGTTTTTAAAATTCCTTCAACAGACAGGGAGTATGGAGCAAGCGCTGGAAGTATCTGAGTTCTGGAATTCATTTTTACACGCCTCTATCAAAAAATGAAAAACATTACAGACAAGCAAGCACTCCAGGAATGGGACGATTTTTTAGTAGCGCTAAAAAACAGCACTCCTATTGACCTGAGCGAATCGCCAGAGCAGAAAGCCAAGCGGATAAAAAAACTGGAAGCAGACCCAGAGGAGTGGTTTAAATATTATTTTCCAAAATATTGCTTTTGTGAGCCTGCGGCTTTTCATAAAAAAAGTACGAAGAAAGTATTAGGTGCTAACCGCCTTTACCAGCGCAGAGCCTGGGCACGTGGACTCTCCAAGTCTACCCGGAGGATGTTTGAAATATTTTACAAAATGTTTGTTCAGAAGTTCCCGGTAAACATGCTCTTGCTAAGTAAGAGCGCAGACAACGCTCAGCGCTTATTAGACCCTTATCAAGCTAACCTCGAAGCAAACAATAGGATTATCAATGACTATGGCGTACAAGAGCGTCCAGGTAAGTGGGAACGAGGCGAGTTTATCACAAGAAATAATTGCGCCTTCCGTGCGGTAGGCGCAGGCCAGAGTCCACGGGGTACAAGGAATGAGGCGTTGAGGGTAACGGTGATCACTGCCGACGATTTGGACGATGATGAGGTGTGTAGAAACCCTGAGCGATTACAGCAGCAATGGGACTGGTTTGAGCAGGCGGTGATCCCTACAGTAGACATTAGCGGTGATTACCTCATTTGTATAGACAATAATATTATCGCTGAGGATAGTATCGCCGTGAGAGCCGCAGCCTATGCCAATGATGTGGAGCTGGTAAATATCAGGGATGAAAATGGCCTCAGTAGTTGGCCTGAAAAAAACAGTGAGGATGACATCCGCGATATTGAAAACACGGTGAGTTATGAAAGCTTTCAAAAAGAGTATTTCAATAACCCAATGAATCAGGGAAAGACCTTTAAGGAAATGACCTGGGGCGCCTGCCCTCCATTGAAAATGCTCTCATTGATGGTAGTATATGGAGACCCCAGCCCGTCCAACAAAGATAAGCCTACTATGAAAAGCAAGGCGCAGAACTCCGCAAAATGTGTAGTTATGATTGGCTATAAAGAGGGCAAGTTTTACATATACAATTGCTTTCTTGAAAATACTACCAACAGCATTTTTATTGATTGGTTCTACAAATTCAGAAATGAGATTGCAAACAAGATCAGTACTTTTTTTTATGTAGAAAACAACGGCCTTCAAAATCCATTTTACGAACAATTGCTTTTGCCTTTGATTTATGAAAAAGGGAAAGCAGAACATGAAAATAATATTCTTTCCATCACTCCAGACGATAGAGATAAGCCAGAGAAATGGACACGTATAGAGGCCACGCTGGAAGCGCTCAACAGATTAGGCCTTTTAATTTTCAACAGTGCTGAAAAAGAAAATCCGCACATGCTACGGCTGGAGGCGCAGTTCAAAGCCGCCAGCGCTACCTCTAAAAAATTAGATGGGCCTGACGCCGTAGAGGGCGCAGTACATAAGCTTAAAGAAAAAGTAAGTGTACAAGCTGTCGGCAATATCAAAACTTTCAAAAGACCTCTAAACTATAAACGATTTTAAACTATGGCATTTATTACTATTACCGATTTAAAAACAAAAGGCCGCGCTGAAATCATAGACGCCATCGTGCGCTCAGACGATACCATTGTAGACATAGACATTGCGGAGTCAGTTGATGAGGCTAAGTGGTATTTGAGTCGCTTTGATCTGCTCCAGCTTTTCGGTGACAACGTTACCCCTCCAACGATTGACGCTCCGGCGCTAAAAGAAATTGTAAAGGCGATAGTATGGTGGAAGTTGGCAAAACTTTCTAATCCAAATATCAGCATAGAGTTGGCACGTGCCGACTATGAAGACGCAATTAAAAAGCTGGAGAAAATACAGTCCGGCAAAGCAGACCCACAAGGCTGGCCATATAAGCCCGATGATCCTACTACTGACTTCAAAGAAGACTCCACAGTGCAATGGAGCAGCAACCCAAAGAGAAGAAATATTTATTAACCATTCACAGCTATGGAAGAAACTAAAGTTGGCGTAGTCACTAAGACCGCTGAGGACAAAGACCCAACGCTTATAATAAGTAAGCTTAATATAATCAGCGCAGACCGTACCCGTAAGGATATACAGGATTATCTCAATGCGCTCATGAGTGCGGAGCGGTCATGGTTCCCGCAACCAGCGCAGTTGATGAACCTTTATGAAAACATTACCCTCGATGGTTTTCTCACAGGCATTGTAAATAAAAGGATTGATGCGGTAATAAATAAAAATATTTATTACCAGGATAAAGATGGCATGCGTGTAGACGCCTTCGACGATCTGATAGAGTCTGAAATGTTTAGGGAGCTCCAGAAGAAAATAATGGAGACGCCTTTTTGGGGGCGTGGTGGCGTAGAGTTTGAGCCTGGGGAAAAATTCTGTTGGATAGAAATTCCACGCAGGCATATTAAGCCAGAGTATGGCCTTATCACTATAGACCAATACAGCAACGAAGGTTACGAATATGAAGCCCTGGACAATATTTGGGTATTTGGTAAAAAGAGAGACTTAGGATTGTATCTTAAATGCGCCCCCGCCGCCATATATAAGCGTGGAGACATTGCAGACTGGGCGCAGTATGTAGAGATATTCGGCCAGCCTGTTCGTATCATTTATTACGATGCCTACGACCAGAAGACTAAGGAGGAGGTTGATACGGTACTCCGTGAGTCTGGCTCCAGCTTGGCGATGATGATCCCTAAGCAGGCACAGTTTGAAATGAAGGACGGTAAGCAAAGCAATGGCGATGGTCAGCTACAGGAAAAGCTAAAAGATACCTGTAATGATGAAATGGCCATTGTAGTACTTGGCAATACCGAAACCACAAAAACCAGCTCGCGCGGAGGTTATGCCCAGGCTAAAGTGCACGGCCAGCAACAACTGGAGATTACCAAGTCGGATATTAAGTATATGAAATCTTATCTCAATAGTGATAAGTTTTTGAAAGTGCTAAAGTCCTACGGTTATCCAGTAGTAGAGGGCGGCAAGTTTGTATTTGAAAAAGAGCTAGACCTGGACGCTCTGAAAACAAAAATAGAAATTGATCAGATTGTATCACAGAAAGAACCTGTAGAGGCAGACTACTGGTACAATACTTATGGCATTCCCAAACCGGAAAAATACGACGAGCTGAAGGGTAAAATGGAGGCCGACAAAGCCGCCGCTCAGAAGGCGCTGACCGGAGGCAATAACCCAGAAGACCCTACAGAGGAAGACCCGAATAACCCTGAACCTACAGACCCGCCCAAACCGGACAAAAAGCCTGCAAAAGAGAAGCTCATTGCATTAGGCTTCTGGGACCAACTCCGCACAGCCCTGGCCGATTTTTTCGACCCAGCCCCCTAACTATCAGTAAAAAGTTAGCGGGGCTTCCAGGCCTTTCTCTTAGCGAAATTGACGCCGAGCTTAAAACGCTTCATATAGGTTGTGATTGTTGTATGCCGTCTTTGAGCGCTGGCTATAACCCTGACGACATGGCCTCAGCCCTGGCTCAGATGGTGGATGAAGTATGGAAGACAAAAGGAATATCCGAGGCTCAAATATCTGAGGCGGTTACTACGGCCTTTGCAAAAGAAATCTGGAAGGGTGTAACCGATGCCTTTGGCGGTGACCTGGATAAGTTTGATTATGACACGCCGGATTATGAAATGCTATCAGCGATACAAAAAAACGTTTGGCAATTTTCAGCAGCTAAAAACTACCAGCAACTCAGAGCACTGTCTGACGCATTGATAGGCGCCGATGGTAAGCTATTGAGTAAATCGGATTTCCTAAAAGCGGCAAGCGCTATCAATGATCAGTTTATAAAGCGCTATGGAGCTACTGAGTACGATCTGGCGGTAGCAGGCAGTCAAATGGCAAGTAAGTGGGTAGCGATACAACGAGATGCGGCTACGCTTGGCTTTATAGAATTTGACGCCGTGCTGGACACTCAGACTACAGCACTCTGTAGAAGCCTCGACGGAATTATTGTAAAGTGGGACAGTGATTTTGCAAAAAGATATTATCCGCCAAATCACTTTGGATGCAGGCTTACAGTAAGGCAGAGAGGCAATGTAAATCCTACTCCAGCCAGCCAATTGTCATACCCAGACATACAACCGATGTTTGCCACAAACATGGCTCAAAGCGGCCTTGTATTCCCTGCCAAGCACCCATACTTTACTGATATGCCAGAGAACATAAGAATGCAGGCCGACGCACTTCTTAAAAAACAAAGTGGGCTGTAATGGAAAATCAATTACATATTCCCATTAAACAACTGGAGGAGCGCTTCAAGAGCATACTCATACGCTTGCCTATAATGGCAGGCAATGAAGCGCTGAACTTCTTTTTAGACAATTTTAAGCGCCAGGGCTTTCTCGGCTCTTCGCTCCAGCCATGGCCTAAGAGAAAGAACCCTACAAAATGGGGCATGACTCCAAAGCGAAACGGTAGAGCGCTTCTTGTTGATACTGGTATGCTGCGCCGCTCCATCCGCATTGTGAGCATTACAAACACTACCGTAATCATAGGCACAGATGTACCATACGCCAGGGTTCATAATGAAGGATTGCGATTAGGAGAAATACAGTCTGTGAAAGCTTATACTAGAAAAGTAAACTATCGTGATGAGACCTCTGCGCCTGGAGCCAGAAAGCTAAAGTTTACCAAAGTACAGGTAGGCTCTGTAAATGTGAAGGCGCATAAGAGAAAGATAAATCAAAAAATTCCAGCACGTAGATTTATGGGAAATAGCCCATACCTGGAGGCGAAAATAAAACGAGTAATCACTGCCGAGATCATGAAAGCGCTCCGGCCTTAACTTTAAATTTTATGGCATCACCAACAAATTACTTTTCAAAAACACTTACTGATCTTATGGATTATTTGGCTGTATATGTGCCAGATTTGAAATGGATAGATTATGATATGGGCCAACTCGAAAACTATGATACAAAGCCTCCAGTGGAGTGGCCCTGCGCTCTGATTAGTTTTCCTGCTACTCCTTATACTGCGCTTTCAGGGCTCGCTCAGATTGGTAGCCCTACAATAATGATCAGGCTTGGATTTGCACCATTCAGTCAAAGCTATCAGGCGGCCCCTTCATTGGTAAGAGACAAGGCGCTTTATTATTTTGAAATCGAGCAAAAAATATTTAACGCGTTACAAGGTTATAAAACAGAGTATACAGACGCTTTCATAAGAGTCTCCGCAGACGATGAAATGAGAAACGATTTGTTTAAAGTGCGTGTGCTTACCTTCACTACCAACTATGAAGATTATAGCGCTGTGCCGATGAATCAAAAAACACCGGCTACGCTTTCTATTACTCCAAATATTATATAATAAAAAAAGCCGCGGATTATTGCGGCTTTTTAATTGTTATTCTTTTCATTATTGCTTTCGGCAATTTTAATTGTAGTGGACAATCCCCTGGCGTAATTTCTATTTCTCTCTCATGCTTTTCCTGTCGTAAATTAAACTCGTATTTATTTTTTTCAAAATCAATAATTATAATAGTGAACCCTGAAATATCCCAATTATCTACTTCTATCCCATTTACATAATATCGTTTTCCCCTCATCATTCTAAGCCCTGGAATGTATTCATCATAAGGAACAATTGAAAGCAATTCACTTCCACAAGGAAGCTTTATTGTTTGCGATATGCTTGTAGGCTTTATTGGTTGAAGATCAAAAATAACTATGCTCATGTTTCCCGAGTTTTATGCTTCTTTATTTTTTTTACTTTCTTTTAAAATAAGTTTGTGAAACGTTTTTGTTAATTACATTAATAGTTCCGGTTTCCATATCAATAGTTACTGGAGAGTCGCAATTGGTGATCTGTATCGACTCCCAGGTAATTTCAATTACGTTACTTACCAGTTTAGATGTGGCCATTTTTTTGTAAAATGATTTTTGGGGAGTTTTTCATTTTTCAACGCAGTCAGAAATCTGCTATTTGTTTCTATTGCCTGAATGATAGTTTTCTCAGTTAGAAAAAACTCACGGGAGAGAATATTTATTATTGCCTCATAACGTTTGTCGCTGTATTTCCCATAGAAATAAAACCTATCCATAAGGCACTCATTTCTCTTTGAGTTGAGTTCTTTACTCCGGCCTTTGTGGCGGCTTTCTATAGATTCGGTGAATAGTGTAGTGTAGATTCGTGACCCTCTCATACTGTACGTAAATATACGGATAATATGTATACGTAGTATTCCTGATAAGTGAACAAAAAAAATAAACCTCCCCCGGAGCGGGAGAGGTCAGAGTGGTTAGTTGTCTATCAGATTTTCTATCTGATCAATTATTTTGACGGCGTGATCAGCATCGCCTTGCCGTAAGTCTGGCGCCTGCGCATGCCAGCGCAGGGCCGCTAAGTTGGCCTTGATAAGATACTCTCGTTCCTCCTCATTGATAGCGCTTGCTTCATTTACTTTTGATGTTTCCATAAAAAAGATAAGTTAAGTTATAAAAAAAGCAGCGGTTAGGCTGCTTCGTATTTATACGTATAATGTACCGTTTCGTTTTTTATTGTATGTATTTTAATTCTATTTTAGTGGGTACTTTCTCCGCTATTATCCAGGCATAAGATACCGTACCACTCTCTCCAGGTTTTAGGTGTTTCCCTGGGCCGCCCGTGGCAGTACCTACCAATTCTGCATCACGATAAAGATCGGCGTCTATCTGTGGGTATTCAATCTTTTTAGCAGTGTTATTTTTCATCACCATAGTCATACTCCACTTACCTTTATAAGCCTCGTATTTTTCCTCAAACTGAGACACATCAATACCCTTTGGAAGTTTGCTAATGTCCACCCGCTGAGCGATAGTTATAGGACCAACTGGAGCGCTGGTGCCTGTACTGCATTTTACTACAATGGTAATAAACACGATTGAAAATATTGACATGAATATTACCATAAAGATTTTTTGCCTTTTGACATTTCACTCCATTTTTGTTGCTTTTCGTTTTTCATAGATTTATAGTTTAAAGATTAAAACCCTAATATATTAATTTAAATTAATCAAATACACGTCGATCCTATTTTACTAATTATATACAGATAGGTAACTCACCCAAACAATACATACAAATATTGCTATGCTTATACAGATAATAATAATAATGTCATTACGACTTAATTCACTTTCCATTACAGGCTCTTTATGTTGTGCATTTTCACAAAAAACAGTATCCTTTTTACTTCCTACATGGTAATGATGGTAGTGATTATAATAATAATGATTAGCAGGGAAATAATAAATTGGATGACTATAATAATAACTCCTTGGCTTTGAATAATTATTTATTCCATGTGAATATGAATGATAAGAGCGTGTACTCGAGTGTGGATGATAACTAGGGTGAGGTGTACTATGAAAGCTATTATGCGATGAATGAGTACTTACATGTGAATGTGAATAACAAAAAGATGTTACCGACACAAATAATAATGAGATTAAAATTAATAGTTTTTCCATGTTGTTATTTGTTTAAATTAATTGTTTATATATACTATCTACCAACTCACACGCTAAATTCGTATCCAGAGGATGCTCAAAGTTATAATCGTTGAGCCATAAGAGTAGTGTTCGAGCCTGAGAGCAGGAAAGCACTACGGAAGCTTTAACATTTATCTTATGATACTTTATTCGCAAAAGCTGAGCGATTTCTTTTAGTATAATTGATTCAAGCTGCTCCTGTTCTAAATAGCAAGAGGAGGTAACTATTGCCACAACTATATCATGAAGGCGAGCCGTTTTTTTCTTGTCGAGCCTTATCGTAAACGTAGCCTCTGGGCAGTTATTGAATGCCGCCTGAGCGTCTGCTATGCTTGTCTTTATTCGTAGTGTTTGTCCCATAATATTACTCGAATTGATAACTTTCATTTTCTTCTATAATAGTGGCTTCAAACGGAAACTCGTTTTGTGGCACTTGTTGTATTCCTTCTATAAGATATTTCGATCCTGTAAAAACCAAGTGCGTTTTGCCTCCGAATTGTATGGACAAGTGTAGACATTTATCTCCTGCCTCTTTTGCGTATTTTGATGGCCCAATCTTGTAGCCTAATATCTGTACCTCCTTATTTAAAATTTTACTTATTTTTATTTTCTCCCCAGTAAAATTTTGAGTAGATACTTTAATCCCGAAATCCTTAAACTTTTTCATTATTAACTTTTAACTTTTTTAATAAATTACGACTATTACAATGTTTCGCCCATCCTTTATAAGACGCTACAGAGGCGGCATTTCTGCGTCTTACCAGCATCCGGGCAAAATTATTTTTAATACTTTTTCTTAGCAGTATGTGAGTATGGTAAAATTTGTATCCTAAAAAGTCAATACCACGGGCCGCAACTGGGAATACTTGATAATTTTTCTTTATAGATAGTTTCAAATTGACGTCTAAATATTCTCTGATCTCTGCGAGTAGTTTATGCAGCTCTTCTTTATTATCCATCAATATCACCATGTCATCTGCATAGCGGTAATAATATATTACCCCCTTTTGTTCCTTTATCCAATGGTCAAAGTAGGTGAGATAAAAGTTTGCAAAATACTGGCTCAAATAGTCCCCGATTGGCACGCCGTCAGCGCTGTCTATGATTTCATCGAGCAGCCAAAGAAGATCATTGTCTTTTATTTTCCTTCGTAAAAGTTGCTTTAGTATGGCGTGATCTACCGAAGGATAAAATTTCTTTATATCCAGCTTTAGGCAATACTTTGTCTTAGTATCATCCTTCAGGTCATTGCGAAGCTTATTAACGGCTTGGTGTATCCCGCGGCCTTTAATACAACTATAAGTATCTGCCGTGAAACTGGAGACAAAGATCGGCTCCAGTATATTCATTATAGCATGGTGAGTAATCCTGTCCGGGAAATAGGGTAATCTATATACTTCCCTCTCTTTAGGTTCGTAAACTTTAAATATTTGATAGGTCGAGGTCTTATATGTTTTGTTGATAAGCCGATCACGAAGAGAGGCAATATTCTCTTGCTTGTTTTTATCATGTGTTATTACTCCGTATTGTTTTAGCTTACCTTTTCTCGCTTTTTTATCAGCGAGCTCCAGGTTTTCAATGCTACAAATCTGAGTATATAAATTATTGATTCTTTTCATGCCTTTGCTTTTAAAAGGTCGATTTCCCCAGAGGTACTACTGCCCTTTTTTTACTTGTTGTTTTTTGCCATCCGGGCAAGGTCTGCGCTATCATTATTATTTTAACATAGGTGCGACCTGGAGTTCGAGTTCGTGTTCCAGTTATCGTAATCGTTGTACGAGAAGCCTGAGCCTGAAACCTGCACAAAACGCCAGCTCTGACAGCACACCACCTTATTGTATTATCTTAAAAACACTTTTTTGTAGAGCTCTACAAAAACAGGTGAGGTTGTTACATCTTTCATCACTTCATAATTTATGAAGCAAAAGCGCGACCCGGAGCCCGAGTCCGTGCTCCAGCCATCGTAAACGTAGTACGAGAAGCCCGAGCCCGAACTGTCTTTACCCATATACATACTGGGTTCATATTTATCCTCCTCCCAATTTGTATAGTCTGGTATCCAGGGCTTATTATCGTTGGCCTCGTAGTTCTTTGCCTCTATTACAGTAGCCAAAAGATAAGTATTGGTTAAGAAGCTTCCTAGGTCTTCAGGCAGCATAGACACTTCTGGTAATGCGTTATAATCCCTACCTAGTAGAGCGAACGCGTCTTGAACGGTTTCTATTTTTGATTTCATATTATTTTTTGTAAAGAGTTCTATAAATAGGCAATAGTATTTTTACTCCATGCTTCATGGTATCTAAATCCAAATAAGCGAGGCGCGACCCGGAGCGCGAGCACGTGCCCCAGCCATCGTAAGCGTTGAACGAGAAGCCTGAGCCCGAAAGATCAAACAAAGGTTCATACTTTGGTTTACCATCATTATAATCAGGGTCTTTAAATCCATTCAATACATGGATGGCAATCTCTAGCTTGAACAGTGCAGCACTTGCCAATACACTTTTATTACTACCAGAATAGCAGAGCAACTTCTTAGCAAAATCGTCCAGCTCACCATACTTTTCTATGTACAACGGTAGTGCATCCTCGAAGCCGTTTACAATTTCTTTGATGTCTTTGTAAAAATGTTCCCTGCCAAATAGATTGGCAATAGCGTCTTTAATTTCCTTCGTTCCTTTCTCAAAGGCAGTCTGGGCTCTACTTTTAGTCACTTCTAGTTTTTCCATGTTTATTATTTATGTTTAATTATGCTTTATTATTTCCGATGCTTTAGCGGTAGTACCGTCCAGATGACCG